AATAAGTGTCCAAGCCTATTACTTCTTCTGAGCGTCTATCGTGGTTTTGCCGGACCCCGGACGCTCTTTTTTTTGCCCCGCTCAAACTAGTCATAATCATACTGATGCATTATCACGCGTTTCCACTAAACCCCGCTGGAGTTGACTGTTCTATAGTTTCATAATAATATATTCTTTCAGTGAGAGGCAGAAAACCTTTATGTGACTACGGATCAGGAGGTTTGGGGTTCGACTCCCTACGGGTGTACCATTACTAATACACTATCTGCTTCTCGCTGAGTAAGAAAGACTTAGTTATGAAGCTTGAGTGTAAAATAAACCTATTTAAGCGCGGAAAAACCTACTTTGCGAAATCCACCGTTTTGGGTACAGTCCAGACGGTCTCCACGGGGGTGCGCTGCAAAAAAACGGCAAAAAAAATTGCCGAGCAAAAATTGACCCTCCTCCTCCAGCAGTCAGACTCCGTCTGGCGCGTTCGTTACCTCGTCGATGAGTTCACCCAAAACGCCTTCCACATTCGACGGGCGACCATCAGCGGGGTGCGTGGGTTCGTCGCCATGTTTCTGAAAACACTGGACCTATCGTGGGATCACCCCGTAGAGGAGGTGTTCACCAAAGATAACGCCAACGCATTCTTCCGTTTACGGCTCGATGGGGCAGCTCATTCAGCGAGAACCACGGCATCGATCACGGCGAACACGATCCTACGCTCAGTCAAACAGCTGTTCAGCGACCGCATGGTGGACACATATTCCAGGTCACTGCCCGATTGCGTAGACGGTTTCAAAGCAGTCAAGCCACTGCCAGTCAGGCAGAAACAATACACCGTCTCCGATAAAAAGGACAAAATGCTCAAGGTCATCCAACAGTGCGAAGCACTCAACGAGTCGAATCCTGGCGCATACCTCGCGTATTGGCTCATGCTGCACTGCGGTCTGCGGCGCGGAGAAGCCGCCGCTGCTCGCTGGTCATGGATCACTCCTCACGGTCTCATGGTTCAGGAGGAGGAGGATTTCAGCACCAAAAGCGGCAGGTCGCGCCTGATCCCGCTTTCCAGTGCCCAGATCGACCACCTGAAGACCTTTGAGGAGGAGCGAGTCCACATACTGCCCGGCCCCATGACGGCGCGTCTGAGAGACCATTCTGACGTTGTCGCAAAAATCATTCGTGCAGCAGGTTTCACAGGATCCAAATCAGTCCACGAACTTCGCAAATACTTTGGCGCAAACGTAGCGACCCAGCTGGGGTTGTTTGCTGCTCAAAAGTATCTGGGTCATCACTCCCCGGAGATCACCTCGAGATACTATGCGGATCTGATCGAACAAAAACCCGTGGAGATTAAAATCCTCGCTTGACAGAATCAGGTGCCTGGCCCGATGGGTGGGACAGGCACCTCATGAAACTACAGTTCAACCACTCAACCATAACAACCGTCTGGCTCGAGGTGTGGGAAACACCTGCGCTCACCAGGCGATCCAAAACAAACCCCATGTTCAACACGCACCCACTTTCCGGTGCGATGCGAAACCGCCAGGCTTCCTTCCTGGCCGAACTACTCATGAACATTGCTATAGGAAACGGCGCACAGTTTGGCGCGATCTCGACTGTGGACGTGCCTCCGGACATTGAAGTCAAATGGTCGGCCAAAGCTCACAAGCTGATTGCATCCCCCAACGAACTCAAACCCGGCTACAAATTCGTTCTGGCTACCGGGTTCCCGGAAATCGAGATCCTGGGCTGGGCTCACGCAGAGGAGATCACCCGGCCCATGCCAAATCACCCCAGAAACGCCCGATACATTGGCCGGGACAAACTGCATGCGATCGAATCGTTGATAAAAAAATATGCGATCAAATAAGGGGTTGGACAGCTTTTGTCCTACGGCTACTGTTCATATAAACAGCATGAAGGTTCACCCCTCACTCATAGCTATTCTGCGCCGAATTGCTCAAGAAGAGCACTTAACTCCGCAGCATATTGTGAGTCGGGTGATTGAGCAATCTGACGCTTTGCTTCCGCCAGAATCAACAGCTCCAGAACCTGGGTGCGGGATCTTCGAGATTTCTTTGCCAGGCGCGAAAGAGCCTCCTTCGCGTTGGAATCAATCCAGGCATTGAAATTGGCTTTGTTTTTTGCTCTGACAGGTAAACTCACGCTCACAACATACATTATCGAACGAAAAGAAAAAGATAGAAAAATAATTTTAATTTTCTATTGACCTAGGCGCATACTAGGCGCATATTAGGCGCATGAACAAACACGGAAAGCCAGAAAAACACATAACCCTTTCAAGTGGTGGAACGACATTCAATCCTGAATATGTGAAATGGGCACAGGTAAACATTAAAGATAAACCCGCACCAGTATTAGCTCCTTTTTTTAAATCACAATATGAATGGCTGAAATCTGGAAGATAAACGAACAGCAATCCAACGGGGCGGGAAACCGCCCCACAACTCAGAAAGACTAGCACCCAATAGGCGCACAGTATCCACATATGAAGATCAAAAACATTCAAATCCCAAATGACCTACACCAGCAGATCAAACTGCTGGCGGTTCAGAAGGGCATCACCATTCAGGCCTGGGTCGCTGACACGCTCCAGGCCGCCATCAACAGAAAACGAAAATGAGCATCATCATTGGAACAACATTAATCACGCTCCTCTTCGTGTGCGCCATCAGCGGATTCGTTGGGGAGGAAAAACACTGGTAAAATGACTACAGAAACAGCACCCACCCAGCCAGGCACCAGCGATCTTTTTTGCGCGATCGCGAAAGCCCAGCTTAAAATCTCAGCGGTAACCAAAGAGGGCAAAAACCCTCACTTCCGCAGCAACTACGTCACGCTCGATAGCATCCTAAACGGGCCCGTGAAGGTGTTCTCAGAACACGGGATCGCCATCATTCAGATGCCCAGCATCGTGGAAGGCAAAATCAACATTCGCACCGTCCTGGCCCATGCCGGGGGAGCAAACATCCAGAGTGACCTCAGCATGCCCTGTGATGTGGGAAACCCGCACAAAGTGGGATCCACCATCACCTATTTGAGACGCTTCTCGTTAGCGTCTATCCTCGGGATCGCGGGTGAGAACGACGATGACGGTAACGCCGCCGCCGGGGTGCAGGCCAAACCAACTGCTACCACAAATCGACGCCCCGTCACTACGGCTCGAGTGGTGCCAGGCAATAAACCCAAATTCAACCTGGACCTATGAGCGAGGAACGCAAACATCACCCATTTGGTTGTTCCAAATGGCCCGACCTGTTGCGGTGCGCCGACTACAAATCGGTGGAAGGGGAATCCTCGGAAGCCGCACAACGTGGGACCAGGATCCACAAATTGTGGGAACTGCTCGGCACCGATCAAAAGCTGCCGCACAACCCGGATCCAGAGGAGCTGGCGAATGCCGCATGGGCGGTAGAGGTCATCGACGAACTGGCACAGGGGGCGACAGTGGAGTGGGAGCTGGAGCTTCACTCTGAGTCGCCAGAATATTTTGGACACGCCGACTGCGTTTGGCAGTCAGATGGCACCACTCTCCACGTTGCTGACGGCAAATCCGGTCAGGGAAACCCTGAGCAATATATCCAGTTGGTTGGATACGCTAACGCCATCATCCAGGATAGACCAGAGATCGAGCAGGTAGAACTACATTTCATCTACTGGGACACCCGTCAAACCAGTAGCTTCAGCTTCACCAAAGCATCAATCCTGAGCACGGTTGAGAAATTTCTTGACCACGTTGGAAGCGGCAAACGTGGGCTCGGAGTTCAGTGTCATCGCTGCCAACTTTATGAAGGTTGTAGTGAGATTAAAAGTGTCCTCTTCCGGGCCTGGCAGACGGACTGGGAGTCAGTCTGGTCTGATCCGAAAAAAGTCGCCGATCTGAAAGACGATCTCGATTTTCTCAACAGCATGCGCGAGCGAGCCACTGCTCGCATCAAGGAGTGGGTCGATGGCGGGACAGATGTCCCCGGCTACAAAGTTTTCACTCGATCCGGATCTTCAAAAGTGGACGGGGTGGGGGCATGGCAGTCACTCAAAGACACGCTGAATGCCGAGGAGTTCCTCGGATGCTGCTCAGTAAACCTCAAACAACTTCAATCACTCTACCAGCTGCGAACCGGGCGCGAGCTGGACGGCGAATATATCAAACCCGGCAAACCCATAACAATGTTAAGAAAGACCAAATAGACTATGGCTATAGCACCAGGCTCGAGACCTCGAGCGACATACACACGCATCGCTTACGCGAAGATGTTCGCAAACAACAGTGACAACCCAGCTGCTCCATCGCTGGGCAACAGTAAGGTTGAGATCCTAGAGGATCTTCAAAAGGGGGACATTGTCTCATTTAGCGGATGGGTGAACCAGGATCCACAAACGGGGGATAAAACCCTGTCGATCATGATTCAACGGCGCGACGATGCCCCGGAGGCAGTCGCACAACCTGCGACTGTCGCGGTGACAGAAGACGACATCCCATTCTCATGACTATTAACTCGAAGCAGAAGGGGGCTCGGGGTGAACGCGCCTGGCGCGACAAACTCAGGGAGCACGGGTATGATGCTCATCGTTCCTGTCAATATTCGGGCAAATCACCTGACGGAACGTCCGCTGACGTTCACTCCGAGCTTCCCTTCCACTTCGAGGTTAAACACTGCGAGCGTTGGCCCATCCAGGATTGGATCTCACAGGCTAAATCAGACGCCCAGAGATCGGGTCTGCCATGGGTCATCGCAGCGAAACGCAACCACGCGCCCTTCACCGTGATGATGGACGCAGACACATTTTTCGCCATGTTGGCGGATCGAGGTCACTGATCGTTTTTTAATCAGATTGTCCGGTCATTGGCTTCGATCTGGGGGAGCGAGTGCTCCCCCTTTACAGAACTTTACAGCATGAAAATAATTGGACTTTGCGGAAAAAAACGCTCGGGGAAATCATCCGCCGCCGAGCACCTACAACACATTATCGGCGATCGGTGCTACCGATTTGCGTTTGCCGACCAGATCAAAGCTGAGGTCGGGAAGATATTCGGCAAATACCGAGAGGACCGCAAAGAGACTCTGCGCCCGGTATACCAGAGTGTGGGGGAGGCAGCGAAACAGCTGTTCGGCACAACGGTCTGGGTAGACAAACTCGCCGACAAACTCAGTCGCCTCGAGGATCCGGACGCAGTTGTTGTCATCGACGATCTGCGATTTCCCATCGAGTCCGAGTGGGTTCGATCCATGGGCGGAGTCGTCTGGCGGATCCGCCGCCCGGCTACGGACTGCATTGAGGACTCGCATGTCTCGGAGACCAGCGTCGATTTAATTAGGGCAGACGAAATTGTGTTCAACGATTCAACACCATTAAATTTCTATGACCGCATCACTAAGCTATACAACTGTCATTGAGCGCATGGCGCAGAGCATAGGAGCTGAATTCCAGGTTGATACTTCGTTGATCATGAGCAGATCCAGAATCGAACAAGCCGCAATGGCTCGCCAGGTCTTGATGGTCATGCTTTGTCGAAAAGGAATGAGTGCTCACCAGTGTGCGCGGGAATTGAACCGCGACCACACAACTATTACTCACGCTCACAAAAGCGTTCAGAACAGGCGCGAGACAGACAGGCACTTCGACGAGGTATTCCGCCGAATCGATTCCGAGTTTCGCGAGATGCCATCAATACACCAACCCAAAGCCTGGGAGATCTCATCGATTGGAGACCTGGCTCAACCCTACTATTTTTAGCCATGCGTGAACCTGAACCAATGAGGGCAGACTTCTCCGGAGACACTCACCCAAACCATGTTGTCAACGCCGAGGAGTTCCGGAGAGCGTTTCGAAGGTTCTTTGCAAAGCGGGGCATGGAGATTGGCTGGCATGCCGAGAAGCGTGCGGCTTCCAAGCGCAGGAACCTTCCGTCCATGGAGGAGGAGTAATGAAATACATTAAACTCTACTTCAATGACTGGGCTATGAACACCCGTGTCCTGACCCTTGAGGAAAAGGGTGCATGGGTAGACCTGATCGCCATCCTGTCGAGCAGCGAAAAGCCCGGAGAGATCACTCTTTGCGCCCGTTCTTTGGGTAGGCTTTGGGGTGTGACACCGAGGAAAGCGAGCACCTTTCTGGAGTCCATCAGCGGTGCCGGGTTAATCACTTTTGAGAAAAATTCGGAAAAATTCCGCATAAATTGCAGCGAAATCGAAAAAGCAAATTCAAAATATTCTGAATTTGTTTTGTCTCGGAAATCTAGCGTAAACCGTTCTTCATCAACAAAAGCATCGAGCATAATGAAGTCATCATGCGAGCATAATGAAGTCATAATGAAGTCATCATGCGAGCATAATGCTCCCAATATTATAGTTAATAGTAGTACTACTACTACTACTAAGAACTCATCTAGTAGTAGAGGGGCAAAAGGTAAGTCGAAAGCTGCATCACAGTCGAAGCCTCCGACCCTGGAGGAGGTTTTGTCATTCTGCGAAAAACGCAGAATTCCTTCATCCACCGGAGAGGCTTTTTTCAATTATTACGAGGGTCACAACCTGTGGCTGAACAAACACAAGGAACCCATCAAATGGTGGTTCGTCATCCAGAACGAACCATGGAAATCCAATCATGAACACAACAGCAATCGTAACGGATCTTTTCGGCCAATCAGTCGAAACACAGGAACAGCAAACGAGACAGACGGCAGTGAATACGCAGAAGTGGGCAGAGTGGTTCGGCATTGAGCTGGTCGATGACAACGTCGAGCGCATGGTTCGTGCAGCAGCTGAGTGGGCTATTGCCGTCAAAGCTGGAGACAAACCTCGCTGGCTATCCCTGCTGGGGAGCAGCGGAGCTGGAAAAACACACATTGCCAAACGCCTTTGGGCGTGGCTTTCAAAACGACCAGACTTCCAGGGACGGGCAAACTACCTGCCGCAGTTCGTTTATTGGCCAAAACTCATGGATGACATGCGAACTGATGCCAGCCTCTACAGCCGATTCGGCGACATGCAACGCTGGCGATACCTCGTCCTCGACGATGTAATGGCCGAACGTCAGTCCGACTGGACGCTGGAGAAGATCAACACACTGCTCGGGTGCCGTGTAGGCAAATGGACAATCCTCACCAGCAACCTGTCCATGATGGGCATCGCCAAAACAGAGAAACGCATCGCCTCCCGGCTCATCCGCGACAAAGGCATCGTCGCCGACATACAGACCACAGACTACAACCTGCGAAACAGATGAACACGATCCTCCTAAATGGCAGAGAGCGAGATGTGCTCACCCAAAAGCGAGCAGAGGAGCTGGGGTATCGACCCATGACATACGCCTGTCACCCGGAGAACGAACTCTGGATCCTCAACCGTATCGCCAAAGACATGGACCGCGCCGGGCACATCATCGTCCTGGTCGAGCAACCAGACCCACATCAACACGATGACGAATGCGTCTGGCTCGAGATCTGGCGGCGCGTGTTCAGGAAATCACTCAGAAAGCCTCTGTAACCATGGGATCTATTGTGACTGCTATGATGACACTACTTAACACTGCAAATGCGTCAGGCATGATCCTGAAGCGATTGAGGGGGTAATATGGAGAAAAGACCAATGAAGAGAAAGGGAGGGAACGGTGGACTCACCCGAAAACGAATCAACGATGACCAACGCGCAATCGCCATCAAAGACACCGCAGGGCAGTCATGTGGGCTGGCTAAAGCACTCGCTCCACATCAGGACGCAATCTCAGCCATATGCCCTCAGTCAGCGATCGATGCCAGCATGGACGGTGTCAGATCCAATCAGACATACAACCGGGAATCAGTCATGCCAATCCTTCGAATGATCGCCATCGGTATGACTCAGGAAGACGCCGCTGCACTTGTTCACATCACTCCGAGCACACTCAGCAAATGGAAAAGTAAACACGCGGACTTCGAGACCGCATGCGAAAGGGCAAAGTCGATCAACAAAAACCTGCTGCTTAACGTGATCTACCAGGGAATGGAGAAGAGTCCGAGGCTGGCGTTGGACCTGTTGGAAAGGGTGCACCCGAAGGAATATGCTCAGACGAAGAGGGTGGACGGACAGATGAATCACACCCACGCTCACGGTCCATCTGCTTTACTACAAACGCTTCACGCCGAACGATTGAAGGTGGATCAGGCACGAACGTCTGATGACCAATCAGTCGTCCTGGACGCTCAAGTCGTTGATGGAGAGCAGAAGCAGCTCAATCCAGGTGGAAAAACAGCGGAAGGGGGTGGTGGGGAGGGGTCCGTCCCCAGCGGAGGTCAGGACATTTAACACCCCCCCCCCTCCTTTTTTGGCCCTATATGATTTTGGTATGGGTGTCTTTGCCGAGTGGGTGATGACGAAGTGCCATTTTAAGAAAGCAAACCATAAAAGAAAGGAATCCTGTAATGAGTGTTCTAGTTGAAGGATTGGAGGAGCTGAAGCGAATGAAAGCGGAAGCTGGAATTGTAGAAAAGAAAATCGAACTGCCAGAAGAGTGGTCACTATGCTGCCCAAACTGCGGGAATGCATACGGACTGCATCATGACAAAATAACAATTTGGAACAGGAGAACAGAAGATCATGATGGTGTTCGATTCACTATTAAAGGCACATCATTGACAAGTAAACTGTTTGCCGGAGGTGATTCACCGCAGGGCCCAAAGGAAAACCCGTCAAAAAGACGGGATGGGTTGGTGATTGAATTTTGGTGCGAACATTGTCCGGACATTAAACCAATCAACCTCAGAATAGCCCAACATAAGGGCATAACCTTTATGGGGTGGATGTTTTACAGCAAAGAACATGATGATTGGTTCACTAGAGGCATTTACTTTGATGAATGCTGAAAGCGTGCTTTTGGGTGCCCAACAAATTCTACTGACGATGTGGTGCCTGGGGAGATCCCAGGACAGGGTTGCGAATCCCGCATGAATCAGAGTCAGTTTCAGTGAATGCGAAATGAGAGGCTACAGTTATGAATGAATTGATTAAATTGATGGATGCACTGGCATCTGGCAGCCGGGCTGAGACAGCTCGTGTGCTCGGTGGGGAGGGGTTGCTATGAAAACTGAACTACCGAAACTGAAACCATGCCCTATGTGCGGCTTTAGCAACACTGAAGTCATTGTGGGAACGATAGATTATCAGGGATACTGTCCTGTGTGCCAAATGAAGGGACCAGACAGAGCGACCGAGATTTACGCCATCCAAAGATGGAATTCCATCCCACGCCGCTCTGAGGTGCTGGAGTTGTTGCGGCTAGTGGATGAGGTCACAGGCTGGGAGAATGATTTGATAGACACCAACGAGTTCCCAGTGGATGGAGAGGCGATGATAAACGACATCGGGAATTTGCGAGAATACGCCGCCATACTCAGGAAGGAGATGGAATCATGAACGACAACAAACGTAGAAAGAAGATGGGTTGTATGGAGGCTGAGAAAAACTTTTTAAAACAGAAATCTGTTTACTCAGGTCTTCTGCGATATGCTGAGGAGGAGAACCCGTTTGTTTATTCATACCTCGGACTGTCTACCCTGATTGAGACAGCGGAGAGGAATGTGATTTGCATTAGTTTTACGAGCGAGCGATCTGAGTGTGCAGATCTGCTGGTAAATAAAGTGACTATGCAGTTCCTCGAATCTGCTCTACGGGACATTGGAGCATCACATTACAAGCTTAGGTTTTACGTGGAGGTCAGAACCAATGACGGTATCCATCCACACTGAGAAACGAATGAAGGAAATTAAAGATTGTGTTGCGTGCGGATCCACCGCCCGGGTTGTCCTGGGTGGTCGGGTGAAATGTATGAACAGGAGATGTCAGATGACCGGGCCAAAAACGGATCGCTACGGCGAGAAGTGGAATAAGCTGCCACGGAAGACACAGGGCAGGTCGGGTCGCAGGACACCTTCATGGCAAAAGGGGATCAAAGAGGTTGAAACCAGACCTACCGATGAGTCAGGAGGGGAGCAATGATACGCATCGTGGTTGAGGTGTCTGAGGACGCAAATGGCGTTGCCTTTCAGAAATACGTCCAGGCATGTGGGGCGACACCTGGTGAAGTTGAGGTAGGAGAGGGGGTTGATGCGATCATTGACGAATATTTGGACACCCTCGAAGAGACGGACGATGTCATCGATGCTCAAACATTTGCGCGGAACTAGCGCGAGACCTATGGATAAACGGCTCATCATACGTGGTCAGCTCGGGGATAACTCGAGCTACGATTATCACTCGCGCATCATCATCGATGGCATGCTGGAGCGTGGATGGGATCTCTGCGTGGTGCCATACAATTCGGACGCATGGTCACGTGTCCTCGATGAGCGGTATGAGCGGATCATTGCGCGTCAACCAAAATGGGACGCTCCTACCCTCATCATCCATCCACCCAAACAAACACCCGACGATCCTGACCGGACGGTGTATTCGACCATGTGGGAGACCACTCGGATCCCCCAGGCGTGGATCCGAAACCTGAACAGGTGCCGTGCCGTGATTGTTCCATCAAACCCGAACATTATGACGTTCTCGGCTCAGGGAGTAACGTCTCCCATGCATTGTGTGCCGTTCGGGGTGGATACATCAGTGTTCCAATCCAGGTCATTTGTCAGGCGAAGCACCGTTGTGTTTGGGACATCGGGGATATCCCGTCATGGTTGGCCGCGCAAAGGGTTTGACGAGGTCGTCGATGCATTCCTTCTGGCGTTCCCGGAAGGCAACGAAGACGTGGAACTTCGCATTAAGTGCTACCCGAGGGATCCGATGCCGTCATGGACGGACCAGCGCATCGTGCGCGATGAGGGGGAGTGGACAAAAACGGATTTGGCGGCGTGGTATCACTCCATCGACTGCTACGTGTCCATGAGCAAAGGTGAAGGTTTTGGATTGATGCCGCTCGAGGCTATGGCATGCGGACGACCATGTGTGATCCCGGCCTGGTTTGGACCGGAAGCTTATGCGAAGGAATACAATTCGTTCCTGGTGGATTACAAGCTTGTCCCGGCGACGAATTATTACGAGGGACAGGGACTGTGGTGTGATCCATCGGTGGAGAGTGCTGCGACGATTATGCGCCAGATAGTAAAGCGTCCATTGATGATTAACGCAAAGGCGCGTCAAGCCCGGATCGATGCGTCACGGTTTACCTACGCACGCATGGTTGATGGTTACATTGATGTCATCAATAAATATTTTGGGAACAAACCGTATGGATATTGATGAATTAGTCACGGGAGTCTGCTACTGGAGGTCACACAATGATTTTTAGACCAGGCACATGGGACCAGGCAATCTTCGACTGCGTCTACACGGACAACGAATACCGGGTTAATAATTTTCTCGGAAAAACCATCGTTGATGTGGGGGCACATATCGGTTCGTTCTCGCTGCTCGCTGCCCATAGGGGTGCATCCGTTGTCTACGCATACGAACCCAACAAACACAATTTTGAGATCCTGACGCAAAATGCTCTGGGAACTGTGGTTCGCCCGTGGAATAAAGGCGTTCATGCGGCGAGCGGTCTACACCTTCAAAGTATGCAGTGCAGCATGCCTGAGAACACAGGGGGGTGCCCGACAGTTCTGGATAGTGATGGGGACATTGAAACGGTTTGCATGAACGACATCATCGATCAGTTGGGGCACATCGACATCCTGAAGCTTGATTGTGAGGGTGCGGAATACCCGGCATTACTGCACTGCACCAAACTGGATCGATTATCAGCTATCGTTGGCGAATACCACGGTCACGTAGAGCATACAATTGATGAGCTGAAGCATTACCTGAATAGTCACGGTTTCAGCGTGGGGCTGGAACCTACGGAAGGTGGACTCGGGCATTTCTTTGCTATTCGATTATGATTATTACGGACCCCATACACGAATACAACCCAGAGATCACCATCGATTGGCTTCGAGAGCACTGCCCGGTCGATCATCGATTTGATCGCTTAATGTCGATCGATCGATCTATCATACGATGTCGGGACGCATCGGCAACAATAAGTGCGTCACTGTTTAACCGGGACACGAATGATCCGACTGGGATGACCAGGACATCCGAACAAAATTTTCGAAAACGATATTTTGCGTCACTGATGAACAACATCCAGTGGCTAGAAGCAACCGACATGGGTTGTGATTTGTTCGTGGAACCCAGCATCGCAGATGAGGTGATGAGGCATGTCACCTCTGCGAAAGTGAACCTTCACATTATGGAGGAAAATTCCTTAGCCGCGACAGGAATGTATTGGAGATTTCTCGCGTTCGACATGGATGAGGAATGGAGACCTGATCAGGTGGTTCTGAGTGATGTTGACATGGAGTGGGAGCATCACGTCCCCTTCCTTCTCGAGCACTGCCCGGTTGCTCCCGTCTTTTACGGCAGGTCTGAAGATCCGTTTTATGTGACGGATGATTGCTCGAAATACACCCCGATCAGCTGCGGGTATACGGCATTCGAGAAGTCTGCCCTCGATTGGAAGTTTTCTGAAATAGTCCCCAGGTTTTTTTATTATCAGTGCTACAAGCAGTTCTATGAGCCCCGCAACAAATGGAACGGACCGTACCCGCTAATGCCACACGGTTTTGGAAACACATGGAACCTGTACGGCAGCGACGAACGCTTCTTTGCTAAAGTGGTGTATTATTACCTGAAACGTAAGGGATGCTTAAACATGTTGGTTCAAAGGGAATGTTTTGACTCGCCCCACGCACCGGAAAAAGCGGACATGGAATTTACCGAGAAATTCGGAGGAAAAATCATCTGTGTCTAATGCCAATCCACGCAAAACCAACCAGGGTTACTGGTCCGCAGAAAAGCTCGATCGATCGATCTCTCGTCCACCTCGACAGGTTCGCCTCCGATGTGTTCGGTCTCAAACTCTATAAATGGCAGAAGCAGGTTTTGGGTGATCTGGACGAAGCTGGATCCAGAGTTGCCCTTAAGGCAGCGAACGGATCAGGGAAAACTGCCATGTGTGCGGCACCTGCGGCTTTGTGGCATGCGCTCATGTTCCCAGATTCTGTGTGCGTAACAACATCCGGTGTTTATCGTCAGGTCAAAGAGCAGATGTGGCCAACGATCAGATCCCTCTCCAACTCGGTCAAGGATTTTGGCATCGAGATCAATCAGACGGATCTTCGAATTCCAGAACTGAACTCTCGCATCGTTGGTTTCTCGACCGATGATCCAGGACGGTTTGAAGGTTGGCATGCAGAGAACCTTCTCATCATCGTGGACGAAGCTAAGTCCGTAAAAGACGGCATATTTGAAGCGATTGAGAGGTGCCAGCCGAATCGCATGCTCGTTATGTCGTCACCCGGCGGAAACTCGGGAGAATTCTTTCGGATTTTCACGAAGCACCATGACATGTATCGACTCCACACGGTCACGTCATTTGACTGCCCTCACATTCCCAAAGTGTGGGTGGATCAGCAAATCAAAAAATGGGGAGAGGATCATCCGCTTGTGCGCTCCATGATCTTTGGGGAGTTCATGCAAACTTCAGACGAGTCATTACTCGTCAACTACGACTCATACCAGGCGTGTTTACGCAACCCACCGAAATATGAGAACGGAGGGATAGTCGCCGGGGTTGACTTCGCCGGGGGCAACGACGAGAACGTGATTGCGATCAGGGAAGGAAACAAAATCAAAAAAATTGTCGCGTGGACAGACCGCGACACGATGGCATCTGTGGGGAGATTTGTGGTAGAGTTCACGAAGGCAGGTTTGAAACCGGAGGATGTGTTCTGTGACGAGGGGGGTCTGGGGCGCCCGATGGCAGACGCACTGCGAGATGCGGGTTGGCCCATCAACCGTATTAATTTTGGAGCTCGCCCCCGGGATCCCGAAAAATTCACGAACCTGGCGGCGGAGATGTGGTATGAGACTGCTCGCCTGATCGAGAAGAACGAGATCATCCTCCCGACCGACGACGAGGTTTTGATGGCACAACTCACCAGCAGACGTTGTCGGGCGAACAAAGCTGGCAAATTGGAGTTGGAGACGAAGGGTGAGATGAAGGCTCGAGGTCTGTCATCACCCGACCGGGCCGATGCTGTTTGTATGTCTGTCGCGCTCGGTCATGAGCATGACTACATGACTCAGTTCTCTAAGCCAACCATCGAGGAGATTTTTGCCGGGATGGAACTCGACGTTGAAGCTCCGGACTCTCGCAGGGGTTTTGATTGCGGCTAAAGGGAAAAATTTGTTTTGAGATCTCCCTCAGATTGGGCCAATGCGGGGTAAATGGATTACTCGGATCTCTATGCCAAATCCTCCCAGGATCTACAGGATCGGTCACAGTGGGAGACCAGGCAGCGTCAATTCTACGAAATGCGTCACCACGGTTTGCGCCGCAAAACCAAACCCTGGCCCGGCGCATCAGATGCCCATTTCCCGCTTTCCGATACCATTATCACCAACCTCAAACCCTACTACGTCCAGCAGCTGTTTGCGTTGGACACAGTCGCATCGTTTGTCTCTCTCCAGCAGCAACAGGCATCGTTGACCACTGCTGCCAGTCAGTGGATGGACTACAAGCTCAAACACAGGTCCAACCTACAGACCGAGATCATCTCGACGATTGACACGATGCTTTTGACAGGGCGAGGGATACTGAAAGTGACATACGATTTGGATCGCAGTCAGCTCAACTTTGAGAATGTGGATCCAATGCACCTCATTGTTCCCTCTTACTGCAAAGACATAGAGACCGCTGATCGCATCACGCACATCCAACACTACTCCCCGGATTCCTATCGGCGGAAGGCCGGGTTTAATCAGGACGAAGATTTTATCTCCCGGGTAACAGGGGGGAGCGCAAATGATCGCGGCGACCACAACAGGCATCAGATCGCGAAACAGCGTGAGGGGGTGATCGACACCGATAAAGATACGATTGTGGTGTGGGAGACATACGTTCAAAACGACGATAAAACGTGGACTATTTATACATACTGCCCGCACGATCTGGAGTTCGACGTTCGACCTCCTATGGAGGTTCCATACGACCACGGGAAGCCTCCGTTTGTGTCCTGTCAATACGAGCACAAGGATGCTGGTTGGTATTCCCCGCGAGGAGTGACCGAGCTGGTCGCAGTGTTTGAGGCATCATTGTCGAAGCTGCTCAACGAGAAAAACGACACGATGTCTCTCTACAACAGACCGTTGTTCCGGTCTACGAGAGCACTGCCAAATACAGCCAACCTGCGGTTTCAACCGGGGCAGATACTCCCGGAAGACATTCAGCCGATTCCGATGCCATCTCCGCCGATCAGCTTTGATCAGCACATGATTCTGCACAGGGAGATGGCGCAGCAGCGTGTTTCAACACCCGATTTCGGGATCGCCCAAACCCTCGACCAGAACCAGAGGCGAACAGCAACTGAGATCAGCGCGATTGGGAACCTGTTTACCCAGTCGGCAGATCTTCGCATGCGGACGTTCCGCTTATTTTTGGGCGATCTCTACCGTCAATGTTGGTCACTGCTCACTCAGTTTGATCGATCCAGTCTCAACTACTACTACCTGGACACGCTCGAACAGATTCCGCAATCCGCGCTCCACCAAAACTACGACATCACCCCGAGCGGATCCGCTGACGGGGTCAACAAACAGTTCCATTTTCAGAAAGCGGTCGCCCGTTTTCAGATGTTCGTAAACGACCCGCACATCAATCAAGTGGAACTACGTCGAAGTGTGCTCGAAGCAGATGACAGTGGATTGGTGAAGCGTTTGCTCACGGACCCGGGCATCGAGATTGCCAACCAGGCCGAAGATCAGGCAGTCGAACTGTCTGTCATGCGTCTGGGATTCCCGGCTCAGGTTAAACCGAGTGATGATCATGCGACTCACGTTCGCACGATGCTCGACTACCTCGCACTGAAACGCGCCCAAAACGCGCCAACAGACCAGATGGAGTTGCAGCGGATCCAGGAGCACATAGGCATGCATATGGAACAGTTTCGTCAGCAGGATGGAAAATCCGCGCAACAACTGACCATGGAGATTCAGGAGATTTCAGATGCAATTAATCAGACTAGTGAGGTCGGTTTGCCGACTGATGCGAATGGTGCCGGGGGTGCAATCCCCGGGATGGACCCGACAGGAAGCGGAGCTGCTGCGGCAATTCCTAGCCAGCCCATTGGGGCAGCGAATTAAAAGGGAGATTTTTGTGTGGATCGTTCGTCAAACTGTGACAACGGTCGAGCGAGGGGCAGATAATGCCTCCTACAATATCGGATACTCAGCTGGTTTCCGGGACGGCATAGCTGCCCTGGACACGTTGGTCGCGAATGGACTGCTGGCAGAGGCCGATGGCGAAAACGAATATGACTGAAACGATGGAGCGGGACGAAATCATGCGTCTCATTTCGGGCGAAAACGAAGCAGCTGCGCCCGCTGCTGAACCTATCAATGAGTCACCATCAGTGGATGAGGCACCCACTGTAAACGAAGAGTCTCAAGCAGGGGAACCGTCTCCGGAAATTAAAACCGAAGAGGATGATAGGTCTGACAAAACCGAGTCGAGATACGAGAAGCTCAGGAAAGCCGAAGCTCGCCAGAACAAAACATGGCAGAAGCTTCAGGAAGAAAAGGAGCAGATCAGGAAGCTAAAGGATGACCTGGAGGCTTCCCGGAAACAACTCGAAGAGGATCGCTCGAGGATCGCCGAGGAAATCGTAAACAACGGTGACGAAGCGTCACCCGATGTTTATGAGGCGGTCGCTGAACGATTCCGCGACTCAGGTGAACCTGAGTTGGCCGAAGAGGCGGCTCGCATGGCAGAGGAAGCTCGCCGAAAGCGAGCAAACGCCAGTCAGACCGTGGAAATCAATCGGTTTAAAAAGGAGTGGGCAGACTCTGTGAGTGAGTTGGTGAAGGCAAAACCTGAGCTTAACGATCAGGAGAGTGATCTCTACAAAGCGACTGAGTACCTGCTGAAAAACAAGCCAGCCTTAACAACTTATTCGAGCGGATTCCGCGATGCGGTCGAGGTAGCCGAATACTACGTCAACTCGAAGCGAGCCGAGTCCGTTGCAGATGAAAACAAACGGCTTCGAGCCGAGCTCGAAAGCTACAAACGCAAACTCAATTTAGGAACCAGCGATGTCCCGCGAAGGTCAGGTCCGAAGGGGTTCGACGACATGAGTCGAGACGAACAACGTGAGGCGATTCTTCGCATGACTCGCGCAAATAGATAGGATTTAAAATGCCAGCAGATAGTACAATCACAACCAGCGGCGGAAGCGGATCAAACGACATTTCGGTCGCAATGCAGCGATATTTCTCACGCGAACTTTTGGCGACCATCGAAAAAACGGTCGTCCTGGATCAGTTCGCTATGAAGGCACCACTCCCGGAGAAGAGCGGTGGAAAAACCATGCGATTCTTCCGCTACGAAGAAGGTGATGCAGCGAACGTAGACACGTTGACCGAGGGAACGACACCGACAACCAAAGCTCTCCAGATGGAGACTGTGGATGTTGACCTGGTTCAATACGGTCAGGTGTTGAGCATCTCTGATATAGCGGATGCGACTGCTCTGTTTAACAACATTGAACAGGCGACACTCCGCATCGGTCGAGACAGTGCTCTCAAGCTTGATAGCGTTATTCGCACTGAGTTGTTCAGCAACACTACCGGGATCTCAAACATCTATTCGGGTGCCACAACATCATACGGAGCATCGATCACGGCAGCAGACGCCAGCGACTGGTTGGATGCCGCTACCGCACTCAAGATCAATGCCGCCAGCCCCCTGGACGGAGGATTTGTCGCCATCGTCGGACCTCAACAGGCGCGTGATCTGTTGGCCGATTCCGAGTGGCAGGAAGCGCACCACTATGCCGAGCCCCAGGCTCGCCTGCGTGGTGAGATTGGACGAATGCACGGTGTCCGGTTTGTCGAAACGACTGAGCCATTCAGAGCGGGTTCCGGTGGATCCCAATACACCTACAACTCATCTGGTGACATCTATGGATCCGTTGTGGTGGGTGCCCAGGCATACGGTGTTCCGAGCCTGTCGAGCCAGAGTCCATACAGTCCGTCTGTCTACATCGTTTCCGGTGCGGATAAAAACGACCCATTGAACCAGCGCATCCTGGTTGGTTTCAAATCGTTTTTCGCAGCGAAAAACATTCAACCTAAACACATCGCCCGAGTTTACTCTAAGACTGGGTACTCAGCATAATATTATGCCTATTAGCGTCACAATCCCGATGGAAGCACTCGCGATCATGGATGGCGAGGAGTCAGTGGCACCGTCCGCTGGTGACGCGATCAGCGTCACGCTTGAAGGCACGGTTGAAGACATCGTCGATGGAGCGGTTACCGTTTACGCGACAACCGCAAACGGGGTGGATCTTGAGGGTGAGACTGGACCTGAGCCCGAAATGGACAGGGAAGGAATGCTCTCCATGTTAGAGGGTGCTCAACTGTAACTGTAGTCACGGGGGAGGGTTTCCTCCCCCACTTTTAATGCCGAACTACACATACATTAACGAAGCCGGGCATCGGTCAGAGTTTATTAAACCGATTGGAACATCTGATTTTGTATCAAACGGTGTCCGTTGGAGTCGGGTGTCAGAACCGGAAGGATTCCGGATGCAAACGGGAGCATCTCTCCCGGATCAACGCGATCAGATCAAACGAGGATATAAACGCCTGGAGGATCGCGGGTGGAACAGCAAATTTTCTAAACAACAAATCAAAAAAGCCTGGGACATATGAGAGACCACGTTCAAGGGCGCGGAGATATCATCGACGATAACGCGACCCACACAGGAAATTACAATTGGATTACGGCGATCACTGATTGCACGATCTCAGCAATGACAACCGCGCTCAGAGGTAGCATGTCCGGGAAGGTTATCAGGGCAGGAGCATGGCTACGTGTGGACGCAACATCCATTACGCTAACTTCTGGAGAGATGGTTGCATATTCGGAATGATAACTAACCTCCAGAGATACGCCATGATGTGTTCCGTTGCGCCGGGTGCGTTGTCACCCGTTGTCGTATCAGGTGACTCAATCGTGACCGACTCTGGGAATCTATTAATAGACGGCACAAATTTTATTGTCGGAGATGGCATATACATCACCACCGAGAGTGGGAATGTCCTCACTGACGGCACAAATTTAATTAATCACATACGACATGGCTAATATACGAGTCAAAGACTTACCAAACACTGACACGCTCGTCGATGGTGACGAGTTGATCGTGGACAGTACAGCTGCTGGAACCAGGCGCATATCGTTCGGAGAACTTAAATCCGAAACTGCGTCCGATTTTGTTGCATCTCCCAGCACATACAAAGTGGCTACCCTGGCCGCCGACAACAAGCTGGATCCGTCACAGATTCCTGACACGCTGACCAACGGACTGAACTTCGTCGGTGTCGCAAACAGTGCTCCTGATTTAGTGAGCACGACTCAGGGTGATTTTTACGTCATCGGCACCGCATTCGGGGTATACTCGGTTGGCGATCAGGCAGTGTATGACGGGAGCGCATACGTACGAGTGACGGATGGCACCAAGCAGATTGGCGAAGGTGGAACCGGAGCGACTACAGCAGCTGGTGCGAGAACAAATTTGAGCGTCAACTCCAAAGACGAGGACGCACAGGCGAATGGCACGAAGGTCACGGCACCTGCTTTGCGTTTTGATGGCACGTCTTCAGTGGTGACGGTTGCTGACGACGACAAGTTATCGTTCACGGATGGAAATGATGATTTGCCATTCACAGTTTCAGCGTGGATAAAATCTGATGACCTAAGTGTTGAGGTTCCAATCATTACTAAATATGGGGTCGGGAAAGAATTTCTTTTTTACGTTCAGGATTCTGATTTAGTATTGGCTTTATGGGATGGAACAAATGACATAGCGGCCAGAACAACGTCAGCAATAACCGGGTACAACGGGCAATGGATTCATGTCGCTGCGACATATGCCGGATCTGGTCCGAATAGCGATAACGCATTCACCGCAGCCGCGGACGGTATCACTCTTTACATTAACGGAGTGTCACAAACCATAACTGCGACAAATGACGCCAGCTATACAGGTATAGCTAACACGTCTGAGGTATTACGATTGGGGGCAAGGGCAGGAGTATTTGGGGAATCACATCTACGAGACGCCAAAATCTTCAACCGCGAACTCACAGCCAGCGAAATTGCAGAACTCGCCCGTGGCAATGATTTGGGATTCGCCGATGAATTTGGTGGTGCTTTGGGTGACACTTACACATCCAATTTCACAGGCAGTGCAAACGGATGGACAGCAGTTAACGGAAACATTGCCCACTCGACGAGCGTCGGTGGGGAATCCAACGCACTCCGGTTGATTCTCGACGGGACAACTGGGGGTCACTACCTGCAAAAAACGGGGGTATTCACCCGAGGCAAACGCTACCGCATTAAGGGGCGATACTATGTTCCGACGAACAGTCACGTTGATGGAATCTATTTCGCCATCGGCACAGCGGGACCAGTGGAAGTTGTCAGAGAATCAGCAGCCACGCTCGATTCGTGGATTGACTTCTCGGTGGAGGTCGTCGCTAACGCCACTGCCGACACAGACCGATTGCTGGTGTATGCGATGGACGGGAACAGCAACACAGTCACCGACCCCGGTGCAAATGATGTGTTTTACATTCTCGATTTGGTTATCACCCAAATCGGAACCCTCGCAGATTTCCGAGCAGAGGATTATAACGAATCAGCGAGCAAACTGTTAGACCGCAGCTCCAACAATTTCGTCGGCATTGGAACATCTGTCACGCTCACCGGAAATCAGCGGCACATCTCAGCCGACACCATCGACTTGAAAAACCTTCCAACATCATCCGCTGGATTGAGTGCTGGTGAGGTGTGGAGCAACGGCGGTGTTTTGACTGTGGTTTAATAAATAATTTAGAAACATACTATGGACCCAAAAATTACTTACTTAAGAAGCCAGATAGCTGGTGTTGAATCGCAGCTTGCTGCTGACAATGGCAAATCCACCATCCTCCAATTGCTAGGCAAAGCTAAGGCATTGCTGAACGCACGGGAGGAATTGAACGAACCAGTCAACCGTGCCAACACGGAAGTCCTGCTCACGCAGGTTGTCGCCGCGGTCAATGCCTACAATGCTTCCAACCAAATCACAATGGATTCGGTTGCTGACATTATGGCTGGATTTGACGCTGCTGTTGCACCTGCCGATGAGCCAGCACCTGCCGAATAATGCAGAACTGGGCAGAGCATTCCAAGCTGGGGGTCGTGAGTCTGCTCGGGGTCACAGTCACGCTGACTCAGATCAACATCGTCATCCAGCTCGGGATAGGGCTCGCGTCACTGGCGTACGCCGTAATCAAAGTCATGCACGCATACCGCGATTATAAACGTAAAAAAGATGAAAATTAAAAGTCATGTGTATGTCGCTGGGGTTATCGGGATTCTTCTTTTAGGATCAGGGTGCGCTCAACTCAAACGCATTGGGGATAGTTTCTACACTCCTCAAATCGTTTCGAGCACCAACGTGGTAAACACTCCCATGGGCCCGATCGATGTGGTCACAACTCGGACAAACTGGGTGGTTTCATCTGGTAGCCGAGCAGCAGCGGAACTTCCAGGCGAGATAGGGATCCCTTTTGGTTCGCTCGTCACATTTTTGGTGATGTCTGCGCTGACGATTGGAGCAGCGATCCGATCAAAAAAGTATAAAGATGCTACTCTAAGTGCACTCGATGCTGGGAACCAGTTCAAGGAGGAATTGAAGAAAAACAACATCAATGTCGATGGCATGCTCAAGGGAATCGTCAAGGATCAGAAAGCCAAAAAGACGTTCCCGGTCATCAGAAAACTTTTGGACTTGATTTGATATGGGTTTAACTACCGGACACGTATTCAGCGATGGCGACACGGTCACTGCTGCAAAGCTAAACGCGATGGTGAACAATGCGACCATCAGTGCTGACACGGTGACATCATCGATGCTCTCGGATGACGTGATTGAGTCACGCCATATCGCTGATGGCGCAATCACATCCAATCACATTGCCAATGGCGCAGTCTCATTGGGAATTATCTCCAGCGAGACCAGTGCGCCAGGCACGATCATTCAGTCAGGCAGTGGGGGTACATGGGAGGAATTGTCACCGGGCGCAGCAGGTATGCTTCTCACCAGCAATGGTGCCGACACCGCTTTGACGTTTGGTTTGCTGGGATCCGCGAGCCTGGGGAACACATTGATCAGTGGGTTGGTTGAGCACACAAACCCAATTGTCGGTGATCTCCTGATGGTCAAGGACACGGTAGCCGGGGTAAACAAACACACAACGATTCAGGGGGTGCTTAACTCCATGGATGGGCTCGGGTTGATCGACTCGAACGACATTGCCCCCGACGATGAGGTGATGGTTTATGATAAGAGCACAACCACTGCCAAAAGGATGTTGTGGTCCGAGATACAGGAGAGTGTCCTGAATATTCCCACGCTTGAGCAACTGAATCAATCAACCATTCAGGACGACGATGACCTGGTCGTCTACGACACCTCCACCGGATCCACAAAGCGAATCTCGAAGGCAGACTTGAGCACTGGTGGATCGATGCTCGAGGCACAGATAACTGTTACCGCAGCAGGTCCGACTGTAAACATTTCTCATACGATTGACACTGTCCCTGCGTCAGTGGATTCGGGTGTCGTTGTTGTTTACACATGTGACATCGTCGGAGGGGGAGTTTGGACTGGAGGAAGATTCACTGTTACGCTTCCGGATGCTGCATTTTATCTGATTGAAGGCGTAAAGAAGCTGAATATTTTAATCGAAAACACATCTGCAAATTTGTTCTCCATTCAAAACGAAGACACTGGAACAAACCCTGTCCTCAATTACATAACAGACAGTGCAGACATCGGTCGAGGCAAAGTGATTTCATGCACCCCCTTTGTTGTAGGCTCAAGCCATTTTTGGACTGTTAGCATTTTGTAGCATGACACTCGCATCCATAGCAGATTTCGTTTGTAAGAAAGTCGGAAAAACCGATTCCGCTTCCGTTGCCATTTGCAAAGATTTTATTCGCCAACGGCATGAGATGGTCTACGACACAGGGCTATGGAAGGACTCGATCAAAATCGAGCAGTTCTGTTTATCCACCAAAGACAGTCCGGATTCCAATCCATACACAACGGATGCGGTGAACCCCTACGCATACGAGCAGGAGATTACTCTGCCCTACGAGATCGCCCGGCCAATCGCGGTTCTTTATGAGACAACTCTCATGAGTTGCCGTGATCTCCAGGCATTGGTCCGGATTCAACCGGAGGCAATGTTCTCCGAGGGTGTGCCAGCTTCCTACACCGAGATCGAGCCAATCGCGTTCGGAAAGTCTACTTCATCGGATCCGTTTCGAGTGATGTTGAGAGCACGATCCAGTTCCGCCGATGACGGCAAAACAGTTTACTTCAAGGGCATCCTCGATGGTCGCCCGGTGAGCGAGACATTTGTTCTCAGCACCACATCGCGATACGGATCCCAGGAGTTTGATGAGGTCCACTATGTTTCAAAGCCTGTGACCAGCGGGACCATCACATTCTCCAACGGAGCTACCGACCAGATTATCCCGGCGGAGGAGACGAGGTATTCTCTGTGCCGACTACGACTGAGTCTGGTCCCTGAATACGTTGCGGGTGAGCAGGTCTGTATGATTGTGGTCGGGAAGAAAAGGCTTCGTCCACTTCGAAACGACTACGACGAACCTCAGATCCGGGGCATTGACAATGCTCTCATCGCGTTTGCCGAGGGAGACATGCTCGAGCGTTCCAGGCAGTTTGGGAAAGCACAAATCAAATTTAGTGAAGCGTCCAGTTTGCTCGAGATCGTTCGAGATCTGGAGAGGGGGCAGTCTTCTGCTGTGAGCGTTCTTCAACCAAACCCAGACGGGGCATACACCCGTGATGATTTTGGATTCTGATGCCAGTTTACTTCAATGACGGAACCGATGATCCTTTGGCATTTGACTCTCAACCGTTGATCGGTGGTGTCAACTCGTATGGTCGCGCATCCACCATTCCCCAACAGTCCGCATCCTATCTAAAAAACGTAGAGCTTTCGACCAGCGGCATCACTAAATCACGCCGGGGTGCTCACTACCTGTACACTCAGGTGTATGGGACCATTCACGCTATCATCGCCCTACGGACTCCGATCTGGGACTACGGTGTGATGATTTTTGCTGACGGACACGTCTACCTTCACACCGAAGATGTCCAGGGGATCCTATTCAACGATGTCTACGACTCCTCCGTTCAGGCGCATAAGTGCAGCGTCACAGAAATCAACGGAGCAGTGTTTTTCACTGACAGCAACGGGTCTATCATCGCCGTTCGCCAAAACGGTAGTGAAGACATACTGGTGGACGCTGACGGTAATACGATCTGGGACGATGTGGATTCAATCGCAACCTATGACGTTGCCGTCGAGGTCACTGATCCAGAAGCTCCGACTGATGTTCGGTGTCTGACCGCGCACAGGTTTCGTTTAGTGTGCGCCAATGGCATCGATGAGGTTCATTTCTCGAATATCCTCCCGGATGTAAGTGACCCAGCTTTGGGTGACGTGTTCCCCGCTGATGGGGCAAATTCCCTCCGGGTAGGTGATGGGCGATCGGACAAAGTGGTTGCACTGGTTCCGTTCAAAGATTTCAGGATCGCAGTTCTCAAAGAAAACAGTGTTCACATAATTAATGCGGACCCATCGTTGATGGATGTCGCCAATTTTGAAATCCAAATGGTTTCAGATCGCGTTGGATGTCTCGCTGAGAAGTCCGCAGTGCGAGTTGGTGACGAC